AGATTAAGAATTAATTAATAGGTTACTACATAGTACATTGTTCATTATGTAGCGACTACTGACTCTGGTATCTCACGCATTGACCAGATAGTTCACGGCCAGCAATCAATTCGTATAATTGTCAAAAAGCATAAGACATCAAATGTCAATGTCTTTGACTATTATACGTTTCAAAAACCAAAAAAGTTCCCAAATATTTAAAGTTTTTTAAAAAAATTTGCGGTCTATAATATAACTGGCTTAAGTCGATTTGCTTTTTCTAACACAATAATTCTAACCTAGAAACGGATTGGGGGGGCGGTCGTGTGCAAAAAAAGAGAAACACACATGCTAATATATTTTTCTGAAATTTTTTAAAAGTTTTTGGATTAATTACCAAAGGCGATACTACTTTTACAAAGGCGGTACTATATATACTATATTACTATTTACTACTTACTATAATTACTATATATTACTATATATACTATATTACTATATATATATTATATATATATTATATATACTATATACTATATATACTATTATACTATATATACTATAGTACTATTATAAATAACCAACCGCAAACTAAACTAGGATAATTAAATATATATTATATAAAACATAGTAGTCAAGTTTTTATTAAATTAAATCATGTCAGAATACAAAACATTATACCAAAAAGCCTTAGCTGGTGACTTTGAAATAGGTAACGTGTTTGAAAACTTAGAGCGTTGCCGTGAGATATCAGCAGAGCTAAAGCTTATGGATGTTATAGACCCCAATTCCAAGCAAATAGGTTTAATATCCGAATTGTTGTACCGCATGAAGAATATGCCGGAACTACAAATATTGGACGTTAGCTTATTTACAGACGAAGAGCCTAATTAGTTGGCACTAAGCCGCACTATCAAAGGCGTTAAGCATTTTGCTTACGAATCTGAATTGGAGTTTCGTACTGCACATCCTAACACACCTCTGATTAAAGACTGGAAGAAAGCAGAGGAAGGGGATTGGTGTCTTGCAGATGATGGTAAAATAGTGCAAGTACTTAAAAAAGGTTATTTTGCTTACAAGAGAAAGAAAAAAACTCCATATACAAGAACGATCATAGGAATGTTTAGTTTAAAAAGTAAACTTCCTTTTAGTGGTTCCGTTAAAGATGAAATGTATAGGTTTACAAAACGATCTGGATATAATGTAGCAACTCAAGGCTATTTAACATCGGCTAAAAAAAACTTTGCAAAGTATATTGCACATGGTATGGAACCCATAGAAGCATATCAGAAAGCTTTTCCAACTACAAAGAGTTTAGAGTATGCAGAGAAAAGATCAACACTACTACTTAAAAACAAAACAGTGAGGCAAGCAGTGGATAAAGAAATAGAAAACTTAATGTCAGAAGTAGGTATTACAAAAAGATACTTACTAGAGAGTACCAAAGATGTTGTAGACAAAGCAGATGCAAAAGACAATGATAAGCTTAGAGCCTTGGAGACACTGATGAAAATATCTGGTTTACTATCTACAGAAAAGAAAGTAGACTCAGTAGCATTGATACAAGAGTTCTCTGGATTTAGCAGAGACAAACTCAAAGCATTTGAACAGGGTATATTACCAGAAACAAAGAAACAATTATCTGATGGCTAACAACTTATTACAAATGGCACAGCCCGCATCAACCGATGTGCACAACAACATAGACAATCTAATATTGCAAGCTGACTTAGATAAGTTTGACAAGACTGGAGTTATGTATGCTGACAAAACACCACAATACATTGGTGGTGCAGACGATGTGGTAGCTAACGTAGCACTAGGGCCGCTTTTAACATTAAAAAGTTTAGGGGGTGTTGGAAGAAGAATCAAAGAAAGGGTGCAAAACATCAAAAATCCACTATATCATTTTACATCAGTTCCAAAAGCAGGACAAATATTTCAATCTGGGAAGATAGAACCTAGCGTAAGATTTCCCTCTTTAAGGGCAAGAGACAATAAGGGTGGTTTCCCAGTTGGTTTCTCACTTACAAGAAACCCTGTGTTTGATTCTGTTAAGCAAAATTATGTTCCAAAAGAAGTAAGAATAGTAGTAGATAAGGATGATCTTGTTAGAAAGGGTCGTGTTTTCAAACCAATAGCAGAACCTATGTTTAAGAAAACCATTAATGATTATAGTAGACCTCCAATTACACTTGAAAATTATAAAAAAATACATGGGTTTTATCCAGATCAAATGAATCCTTTTTATGAAGCAGAAGAAAGAATACTTGGTGCGTTACCATTAAAAGATATAAGATTGATAGACTTTTTAGATTTCAGTAGTGATGCAATATCAAACCTAGATAAAGGTAATCTGCTATATAATGTTTTTAGTAGGGATATTCCTGTTATGATGAGCAGTCAAGCTAAAAAAAATATACTAGACATAACAAGAGGCAGAGATATTCTAGGGCCAAGAGATATTAAAAAAATAATAGAAACGCCAACTTACTAATGAGTTTCAATATTACCCCACCTCCATCAGAGATGGATAAGCGAGATGAGGTACTAGCAAAAGCATATAGCAACCTTATTTATTTTGGTAGGGCCTTTCTTCCTAATGACTTTCTAAAGAAATCAGAATCAGCACCCTTTCACTACGAAATGGGTAAAAAGATGATAGATACCACACCCGGAGCTAGAATATGTAACATCATACCACGAGGTCATGGTAAGTCTGTAGTAGCCAAAGCCGCTATCATGCATAAACTTTGCTTTGCGGCTGATGACCAGCAACATTTTATTGCATGGGTATCAGAAGAACAGTCACAGGCTATAGACCATCTAAAGTATATCCGCTCTCACTTTGAAAACAACAAAATGATACGATACTACTTTGGTAATATGGATGGTGGTAGTGTAGGGAAACGCTGGACAGAAAAAGATTTAGTTACACCCAAGGGTGACAGGGTAATATCCAAAGGTACATCACAAAGGCTTAGAGGTAGAGCAGAAGTAGATGTACGATATACTGGTATTGTACTGGATGACTTTGAATCGGAACTAAACACAAAAACGCCAGAAAGGCGTGCAGACATCAAGAAGTGGATCGTATCCACAGTGTACCCTGCCTTAGAAGAAACACCGGGCAAGGAGGGCTGGATATGGCTCTCTGGAACTATTGTACACTATGACTCTTACCTACAAATGACGTATGATGGTTGGAAAAAGGCACAAGAGGACAAAAGGACATATCCTTGGGACGTAAACTTTTATAGAGCCATAGAAGATGGTGAACCGTTATGGGAGTCGCAGTTTAGTAAAAAGAAACTAGATGCAAAAAAGAGAGAGTTTATTGAAGCTGGTTTAGTCAATAAGTTTGCTCAGGAGTATATGAATGATGCTAGAGATGTTACCAGTGCATCGTTTAAGATAGACAGAATACAATACTACAACGGAAGGGTTGAATGTAAAAATAAATTTAACTACCTTATAGACGGTGAAGATGCGATACCAATCCATATCTACATGGGTGTTGACCTTGCGGCAACAGCTTCAGAGACTTCTGACTATCAAGTCATACTGGTCATGGGCATTGATTCCAGCAATAATCGGTATGTACTGGAGTATTTTCGTGAGCGTATACCAACATTCGATGTTCCGAAAGAGATTATTAGACTTGCAAACAAATACAGCCCCGTACGTAGAGTCACGATTGAGACAGTTGCGGCACAGGAGATGGTTCGGGATATGGTTACACGGCTTTCCGCAAAAGAGAAAAGACTTCTTCCGGGTATATTTAAGGGAGTTAAGCCTCCGGCTAGAATCAAAAAACAAGACAGGTTGGAAACTACCCTTGGCCCTATTGTCAATTCTAAGAAGCTGTATATACAAAGAGAGATGACAGAGCTAGTGGATGAATTCTTTGAACATCCCAAGCCTAGAAATGATGATGTTATGGATGCATTATACTATGCGGACTACTTTGCCAAAGCACCAAAGAGTAGTAGGTCTAAACTAGAATCTATTGAAAACGTTGATAATCATCCTATACGCAAGATACAAAACAAAGCATACAACTGGATGACAGGTTCTAGACTTTAAATGTTGCACTATTACATTGTTTATTGTTAACATAAGATAGCTAAATACACACATGCCAAGGTACTCAACAAGATCAAAGAAAAGATTAGCAACTTGTGATGAAAGGTTGCAGAAGGTGTTTAATGAGGTTATTAAGCACGTAGACTGCTCTATACTGGAAGGTCACAGAAGTAAGGAGAGGCAAAATAAACTATATGATGAAAAACGTACTAAGGTTAGGTATCCTAATGGTAGGCATAATTCTAGCCCTTCTAAAGCCGTTGACGTTACCCCTTATCCTGTGGATTGGGAGGACAGGGAACGACAAACCCTCTTTGCTGGGTTCGTTATTGGCATTGGTAGGAGCATGGGCTATAAGATAAGATGGGGTGGAAACTGGGACATGTATGAAGAGAAAGGTAGATGGGAAGTTAAAGACAATCGCTTTGATGACTTTCCACATTTTGAGATTAAAGAATAATGCCCGGCACTACAGATACAGTAAAAACAATTTTAACACCCGGTGAATTTGTCATCCGCAAAGAAGCCGTAGATATGATAGGAGTTCCTATGTTGAACATGATAAACAATATGCCAGAAAAGGGTGGGCACTCTAATATCGATAAGCTCATCGAGATGGCAACAACAGAAAATATGAAAGGCATGTACGGTGGTGGCATGGTAAAAGCTGGGCCTAAGCCTATGGGTCATGGCGGTATGGTAGATGCATATCGTGGTGGCGGTATGGTGATGGATCAGTATGGTCACGGTGGTATGGTAAAAAACAAAATGATGAGCTATGGTCATGGTGGTATGGTCAAAGATAAGATGATGATGATGGAAAAAGGTGGACAGTTAAAGCCAGTACCAGAAGACAATCCCGGTTTAGGTAAGTTACCAGAAAAGGTAAGAAACCGCATGGGGTACATGCAGATGGGTGGTATGGTAGATGACTCACTTATGGGTATGATGGGTGGTGGAATGGCCATGAAGAAAAACATGATGGGTATGCAAGAAGGTGGAGGTGTAATGTTGCCACCTCAACCTATGGATCCGCTACAGATTGGGGCTAGACAAGCAGACCCTTCTATGTATGAAGGTAGTACATTGGGTGCTATGAGAAATCAAGCTATGATGTTGCAGGATAGTATAGAACAGGACACAGTTAACAAGGCAAGAAATAGCCTAAAGCTAATGGCTTTGATAGATAGCTTGAAGCAAGCTGGTGCAGGAGAATCTGTAGACTATATGCCAATGAACCCAATGCCTCCTACTAGAGCAGACTCTATGAGAGTAAGAGATTTAATGGAGTTTTTAAATATGCAACAAATGCAAAGAATGTCTCAATAGGTTTACATGGAACAAGACCCAAGAGCATTATATAACGATGAACTGTACCGTCAGTGGCGTGATTCACGTTCTGAATGGGATACAGAGGCTCGTAAGGATATTGATTTTTATTTAGGTAATCATTTTAGCCAAGATGAATCTGATGAGTTGTCACAGCGTAATCAGGCAGACATACCTATGGATCGTGTATCTGCGGCTATTGAAAAATTTAAAGCAGTCTTAACTGCAAGAGCACCAGCTTTTACATTGACTCCAAGAGAAGACTCAGACGTGCAGGTTGCTACTCTATGGAGAACAATCATGGGTTACGTGTGGCAAAACTCTGATGGTGACTGGCAAATGAAACAGGCTATACAGGATTATGCTACAACAGGAATGGGTTATCTATATGCGTATATAGATTCCGAATCAGATTTTGGTAGAGGTGACGTTAAGTTTACCTATGTCGATCCGTTTAGAGTATATGCTTCTCCTAGCTCTCGTGATCGTTGGTTTAGCGATTCTGATGGTATCATCCTTTCCACCATCTTAACAGGTGAGCAAGCCGTCAACCTCTACCCAGAATTAGGAGACAGGGTTGATCCAGTAACAGGAGAAACCATACCCGGTTTAATTAACGATATATCTGGATTTACATATGATGAAGAAGATTATCCATCTTCTCAAAATAAAAACTCAATGGTGGTATTTACACCAGCAGATGTAAAAGATAAAGACTATTATCAAGTAAAGAAGTATCAGGTACTAGAAAGATTTTTCAAAGTAAAAGTTCCTTATTACAGAGTTATCGACATGAAGACTCAAGAAGAAGATATTCTTTCTCAGGAAGAATACACTAAGTTTTTTGAAGAAAATTCAGATGCTTTTGATATTGGAGCCTTTACAACCATAGAAGTTTTACAAACTCGTGTAAAAGTGTGTGCATCGATGGGTGAGGTTGTGCTGTATGAACAGATACTTAATACCGATGAATATCCCATAGTGCCCCTTCCAAATATCTGGACTGGCACTCCTTATCCAAAATCAGACGTGTCAAGAGCTAGACCTATGCAAAGGCTTTTAAATAAGTTATGGTCACTTGCATTATCACATGCACAAGCTTCAGCAGGATTAAAATTGTTAGTTCCTTTGGGTAGTGTGGACGATATAGATCAGTTAGAGAAAGACTGGGCAAACCCCAATGCCGTAATAGAAGTTGATTCATCCCAAGGTGAACCGCACTACCCAGCCCCTCAACCTTTAGCTGGTGAGTTCTATAGGTTGATACAACAGTCAGAGTTTTATATAGATTTTATATTTGGACTCCCTGAGATGATGCATGGTTTTGCAGAGAAAGCTCCAGAGACTATGAGAGCCACAGAAAGAATGATTGCTTTAGGTAGTGAAAGACCAAAGTCTAAACTTAGAGACATAGAGTTTAGTATGAATAAATTGGGTAAGGTATTGTATAACCTATCCAAAGGTCACTACACATACAAAAAGATTTTTAGATTGGCACAGCCAAATAACAATATAACAGAAGTCATGGCTAATTTTTACACAGATGTATCTCAGGCTGTGTTAGACCTAAAGAAAGAAAGACATAAATTAGATCAGCATGACGTAAGAATTGAGCCCGGATCAACATTACCATCTAGTAAATATGCAGAGCTTGCTGTTTACTTAGAGGCGTTCCAGTTAGGAATTGTTGATCGTTACGAGGTTTTAAAGAAGAATCCTGAGTTGTTTGATAAGGAAGGTATTATGCGTAGAACAGAAGAGAAGCAGTTGTTGCAACAGCAGATACAGGCAATGCAGGAACAGATAAAGAATTTGCAGGGTGACTTGCAAACTGCCCAAAGAGAGTCTGTCAGTGATAGAAAGAGAGTTGAGGTCGAGAAGTTTAAATCTAGACTGTCCGAAATCAATTCTGAGTCTAAAGCAGATAGAAGGGTACAACGTGGAAAACTAGAAAATGAGGTGAAGCTTGAGGTTGAGAAATTGGCTAATAATCTGAAAGATGTTCAGAGAAAAGTCAGTTCCGCTCCAGAAGCCTAAAGACATCTAAGGAGAAACTATGTCAACACTAGAACAACAGGAAGTGAATGTCCCTAGCGAACAGCCCGGTGCTAATAGTGCTTTTGAAGAGGATATTATCAGTCAGCAGGCAGGCCCAGAGCTTGTAGCTGAAAATCAAGAACCTACACAAGAACAGTCTACTTCTATAGATTATGAAGCAGAAGCAAAGAAGTTTCAATCTATGTATGATCGTGCTCAGGCCGAAAATGCTAAGTTGCAACAAGGTGCTCAAATACTTCAACTACTGGAGCAGAGACCAGACTTGGTAAAAGTTCTTGAAGATGGTATTGCCGGAAAACAAACACAACAGCAACCAGAGCAAACAGTTAGCAAGGAAGAGTTCAATCCTTGGGAGCTAACTGAGAAAGGCACTAAAACTGGTGATGCTTTTGCATCAGAAATGAATAATATGATTGACCAGAGAGTGAATTCTAAGATGGCTCAACAACAGCAACAGATGCAGGCTGAAATGCAAATGCAAAACACTGTGAATGAATTAAGAGGAACATATAAAATGTCAGATAATGACATAAATAGTTTCTTACAATTCACAACACAGCCAAAAGAGAGAGTAGGTTTGAACAATCTAGTTAAACTTTGGCAAATGCAAAACGGTCAGTCTGTTGCAAACAATGATACAATGGAAGCGGTAACTGCGGCAAAGCAGGCTCCTCGCACAGCAGGGGTGCTTCAAGGGCAACCACAGACATCTCAACGCAATGATGCTGACAAGATGTTTGACTCGATCATATCGACTGGAGGTTCTGGAAGATTACCGTGATTAATAATAACCACATAACACAAAGGTAATAAAATGGCAATATCATTTAATTCTGGAGTATTAAAATCCAGTGATATAACAGCTACTACCTCTGATGCAAGTGTAGGTGCAAGACCGGATAGAAGACGGATATTTAACTTCGGTGACAGAGTTGCCGAGTTAGTTCCAGAAGAATCACCATTCTTCGTATATCTTAATCAGGTCGCTAAGTCACCTACCGATGACCCCGTGTTCCGTTATTTAGAAAATCGTAACCGTATTAGCTTTACAGATCGTTCTTTTTTAATTAAAGGTGCTGTTGGTTCGGTTTCCGCAGGTTCTTCGTATTCATTTACTGTTGATACTGCTGGTGGAGCCGCTGTAGAGTTCCTTATTAAAGGAATGGTTTTTGCTGTAGGTACGGTTGATTCTGATGCGGGATATGGTCAGGCATTAGTGAGAGTAGAATCAGGGTTAAGTCATGGAAGTGATCAGTCTACATTTACTGGTAAAGTAATTGATGTTTCTGCTGTAAGTGGCAGTGACAGCATAGCTGATGATGACGTAGCTCAAATTATAGGTTCTTCTTTTGAAGAAGGTTCTGGTTCACCCGATGTATTCTCTTCTGAGTTAGAAGATGACTTTGGGTACACCCAGATTTTTAAAACAGCGGCAGAGATGACAAACACTGCTTATGCAACTCGCTATCGTGGGTATGCTGAAGAGTGGAATCGTATCTGGGCTACTAAACTACGTGAGCACAAGATTGACATCGAAAGAGCTATGCTCTTTGGTCAGAGAGCTCGTGTAAGCGGTATCCAGTACACAGAAGGCTTAGTAGGGCACATTGTGAAAAATGTATCTCCAGAGGTGAACAATAACGCTTTTAGTTATTCATCTGGAAATGCATATTATAGAAGTGTTGCTCAGTCAGAGCTAACTTACGATAGGTTACTTAGTGATCTTGAAGTTATCTTTGATCCAGCTAGAGGTGGAATGTCAGAAAAACTGGTTCTATGTAGTTTACCAGTAATCACATTCTTCAACAAGCTAGGTAACGATGCTTTCTTGAGTTCTTCTTTGTCTTATAGCAAAAATGCGGCTGAAAACGTTACTCCAACAGCAACTGGAGTTAATAATTCACCATTAAGAATGAACATGGATTCTCGTCAGGGTTCTTTTGGTCACAACATTATGGTGATAGATACAATACACGGAACATTGAATCTTGTAAAAGAGCCATTGTTCAGAGGTATTTCATCTGGTTTTATGTTGATGGCTGATATGACTCAGTTGGCATATCGTCCGTTAATCGGTAACGGTATTAATCGTGATACTCAAGTTATGACTAACGTACAAGGTGCTGATGAGGATTTAAGAAAAGATATGATCTTGACCGAAGCTGGTTTAGAGATTACTCTTCCTGAGTCACATGCATTGTTTAACCTAGAAGGAGTCTAAGATGATAACTGATGTATTAAACGTAAACAGCGGTAGCTTAGCACTACCTCCTAGCAGAGGTGTAATTAAAGTAGAGTCAAAGCTGGTTCCTTTTGCGGCTAGTTCTGCGAATATTGATTCTGGAGCAATGTCTGTTCCTGCTAATTCAATAATCACAAAATTAACAGCAGTGGTTCACAAAGCTTTAGCTCATGCATCAGGGAACATTGGTGTAAGCGTAGGAACAGCGGCTGGAGGTACTCAATTTACGGGTACTTTAGATGCTGATTGTCTTGAAGCATCTGCCACCTCAACTGCGGCTGGAATAGGATCATCTACAGATGATGTTTTAACAGCGGCTTTAGGTGGGACTGCTATTTTAGGCACTTTAGCGGCATCTTACAGGTCTGCTGATACAGACGTTCATTTTAGAGCGGTATCTTCAGGTGGTAATTTTACTGCTGGTACTATGTGCTACATAATAGAGTACGTTGAGTTGCAAAGTCAATAATCCGAATCAATAAGGATAACAGTTTTAGGTACTGTAGGGGTTGTCAATAAAAGACAGCCCCTAAAACCTAAAAAGGAGAAACTATGAAAAAATGTATGCATTGTGATAAAGAAAACAGAGAAGGATGGTTTTACTGTAAATATTGCGGTAAAAAAGCTTCTGAAAGCAAATTCACTACAAACCTATGGATGACATCTGATTTAGGAAAGAGAACAGATGTAGAGCTATCAACTCAGTCTATGGGTGATAACATACAGAAGATGAGAAAAAACTTAGGCTATGCCAGCTAAGAAAAAACGCAAGTCTCCAGCTTGGACAAGAAAAGCGGGTAAGAACCCTAAAGGTGGGTTAAATGCTAAAGGTAGAGCCAGTTACAATAGACAGACAGGGGGAAACTTAAAAGCCCCTGTTAAGTCTGGAGATAATCCTAGAAGGGCTAGTTTTCTTGCTAGGATGGGTAATATGCCCGGCCCTGAAAAGAAAGATGGTAAACCCACACGTTTACTGTTGTCTTTAAGAGCATGGGGTGCTAGTTCAAAAGCTGATGCTAGAAGAAAAGCAAAGGCGATAAGCAAAAGAAATAAAGCTAAAAAGAAGAGGAAGAAATGAATAAAAAAGTAAAAGCACCACAAGGTTATCATTGGATGAAGGCTGGTTCTGGTTATAAGTTAATGAAGAACCCTAGAGGTGGTTACAAAGCTCACAAAGGTTCTAGCTTAATGGCAAGTTTCAAAGTGCAAATGGTGCACAGTAACGCAAAGAAAAAAGGAAAGTAATATGAAGCATGGTAAAGCAGGATATGGCGGTAAAAAGTCTATGAAGAAGAAGAAAAAGAAGATGATGAAGAAAAAGAAGAAGTAATGGCTAAAACAGTTAGTTGGATGTGGGGTGGCAAGAAACATTATGGAACCTTGATAAGAGAAACAAAAACCCATAAGTTTGCTAGAACAAAAAACGGTAAAGTTAAGAAGATTAAGAAGTAGTGGCTAGAAAGAAAAAAGACCCGAAGGTTGGCACGGGTAAGAAGCCAAAGGGTAGTGGACGTAGGTTATACACAGATGAAAACCCAAAAGATACAGTAAGAATTAAATATGCAACGCCTGCTGATGCCAGAGCAACGGTTGCAAAAGTAAAAAGAATTAGA